TGGGAAACAACCCTGCCGTTGGTGTAGATGGTGGGTTAAACTCTATGCTATCTTTGCGTATTTCTTCGTTACCAAGAATAAATCCTTCAAGGTTATCATCTGTCCAACCAAACTGCCTTCGTGCTTCATCTGCTTTGTCTGTTAGTTGTAGTTGGTTTACCCACGTTGTTGTGTATTGCATTAGCTCGTCCATCCTTGTTACTGCTATACCTTGCATAGATAGTTGTTTTCTTAATTCTTCTTTCGATGTTACAGAAGTTAACGGTATTGTAAACTCTCTCACCCCATCTTTTGGCAGGTGCAAACGCATCACAATAGCTTCACCAAGTTCTACATCATGTATACGTTTAACAACATATAAGTCGTTATGATATATAAGTTTGTCCTCTGGATCACCATCTGCGTTAGTAAATCTTACATACACCCCACCGTTTGCACCTCTAAAATATGGTTCTGGGTACTGTGGTCTTTCTGGATCAGTAGGAGCTTTCTTTACTTCTCTGCCCAATGTTATCGGTGATTTTATGTTACCAAAGTTAGGGCAGTCTGCGCAAAGATCGGGGTTATGCTCATAAAAACTAGAGCAAAGATAGGGTCCTTTTATTAAGTCTACCTTCTCTTGTGTTAACTCCTTACTGTATCCTTCATGTCCTACCGATATGAGGTCCACAGCTTTGTCTTTGTCTGAACAAAATTTTGCTATAGATAGCCCTGCTCTCCATAGAGGTTCGCTAATGTTTTCTTTGTTCTGTATCATGTTTTTTATCTGAGCGCATCCTGTACCCTTGATAGACTTCTTAAGTATGTTCTTAAATGAAAAGTCCGAGTTCTCTCTCAGTGCTTCTCTCAATGCGCTCTCAGCAGAGTCAACCTTTACAGGCACAGGCATGACACCCCCACCTAATAACGTTGTAAAACTTTCCAAGTTTACAAGCCTGGGTTCTTCAACGCCTAGTACCTTAACTTGTTTAGGTGTGTCACCCTTATGATTGTGGGTCCCTGGCACACGTAATACTCTAGCTGTATCAGCCGTAACCGCAGGATCAGCCTTCAACCCATGTTCTACACACATCTTCTTTAGTTGCAGTGCTACAGGAGTCCACTCGTCAGGATGTACGGTATCCTCTAATATCCAATAGACGTGTACCCCATACCCAGAACTCACCATAACAGGTTTAGGTAAGGATAACGTCTTAACGAATCCGCGCAGAGCGTTAATAGCTTCTGTTTGGTTTGGGTAGTCCTTGCCCTCTCCACAATCTAAGTCCAAAAAGAATGACTTAAGATGTTGTACGTTTTCACTTTTACGACTGTTACCATCTTTAAACGTGGCTAGTCCGTAAAAGGTATTAAGTTTTTGTGTATCTAGGTTGTTTGCGGCGTGTATAACTGCATCAATAGAGTCATAAAATTTTTGTATTCTTCGTTCATTATTAAAAGCTAGAACGCTGTAGTATCCGTCACTCCCTAGTACATTTTCTAAAAATGTTTTTGTTTCCATAATCTCCACCCATCATGAGTGCCGAAGACGCCACGACAGAATACGACACATTATTCTTTCGGTAAATACCTAGTCGTGGCGGAGTGCTAATGATTAGTCCCAATCATCAATTATTGCACTCAAGTCATCATCATTAGAAGTAGCGGGTGGGGCTGACTTCTTAACAACTTTCTTAGGTTCTTCGACAACTTCCTCCTCTTCTACAGGAGCAGGAGTTGCTTCTTGTTTAAAAGGGTTTGGGTCATCTTCTATGGTAAAACCATCAACCACCTCAAAAGGATTTCTGTCTTCCATAGGTACGTACTTAACAACCTGCACGGCTTTCAGACGTAAGTTTACGTTCTGCTTACCACCAAAGTCATAAGGATTAAATGTAACAGCAACATTCACAGTACTACCTGTCGTAAGTAAAAAGTCATCTGGTAACTTCGTACCCTGTGCATCAACCTGTAAAGGCTTGGTTGTTTTGTTGTTGCTATATGCACCCTTCAAGTTAGCCTTGTGGGTAAACATACCTTCGTCGTCTTTAACAAATGGACGCTCTAATTTGTTTGCCCACTTATCTTTTTTGTTTGCTTGGTAAGACTTAGACATTTCTATGTATAAAGCCTTTGCAGTAGCGTCATCCATACGAAATTGTATAGAATATTCTGCACCATCGTCCAATGCACCGCAGGGCATAGACTTGTTTGCCTTACTATCAAAGTGATAGGTAGTATTAATTTTAGGCCAAAGAGCCTCTACATTTTTTATTATATATGTTTCCATATTCGCTTCTCCACTTCCTATTTATATATCTTCGTCTAGATCAACAAAGTCTAGATCGTCGTTAGTTTTTACACCACTGTTGCCATTATTTTTTTCGGCAGTGGTTAGTGCGTCGGCTACATCTCCAACACGAAACCTATAAGTATTACCTATTTTAACGTAGGTATCTTTAGGAATATGCTCTTGACGCACCCAAGCGCGTACAGTTGATATGGACACACTAAAGTGTTTAGCCACATCTTCTATAGGTACAAAAGGTTCGTTCATTTTTTCCTCACAGAAATTACTAGTTCCGTTTCAGTATTCAAAGCATCAGGAACTAAAGTTGGGTTTTCTTCTAGGAACTCTCTTATGTTGGTTTGGTTAAGACGTTTATCAAGAAGCTCTGGTACGTTATGCTCTTTAATAAAGTTGTGCATAGCATCCCAATCGCCTGTCCAATACTTTGTTCTTTTAGACCGAAAGAATAGTCCCTCAGAAGTTCTTACGCTTTCAACTTTGTGTCTTTCACAATGTTCAAGCATTGCCTGTTTCAAACGATCAAGCTTCCTTGAAAGCTCCCCGTCTGTTTCTTTAAACTGCGCTGATAACGCAGATCGTTCTGCTCTTATTTTAATGTAAGCTTTTGCTAGCTTATCTGGCGTTATATCTTCCATAACTCTCTCCTCTAACTATCAGAATATAACATATAGTTACTAATGATACGTTAGTCAAGTATTTCTTTGTATAAATCTGTAAGTTTTGTGTGAACGTTTATTCTTTTGTCTAATAAGGTATAAACGTGCTTTTCTGCAGCAGACCCTTGTAGTTGCACTACAGTAGATTTGTGCTTCTGTCCTGATCTATGTACTCTGGCATTTGCTTGGTCGTAAGTTTCTAGTGAACTCGTAGGCCCCCACCACACCACTGTGTTAGCGGCTGTTAACGTGACACCGTGCGCTGCGGCTTGTGGTTGTATCACTAGGATTTTCGGGTCTACGGATTCTTGAAAAGCTTTAAATATATCTGTCCTTCTGTGGGCAGGTACATCTCCACGTATAACCTCAGTTGTTATACCCTCACTCCTTAATTTATCTGTTAATATGTCAATTACATGTTTGAAGGGTACAAATATTAACACCTTCTGGCTTGACTCATCAATGACCTCTCGCAAAACTTTGTATCGGTGTCTAATGTCAAACTCTAATACTTCACCATCGTCTGTATATACAGCTCCTGCGGATATTTGTAGTAACTTGTTAAGGCTTACAGCTGCATTCATGGCGGTAACTTGCTCGCCTGTTATATCCATAACCATCTTGTCTTTGAGTTGTTTGTAGTATTTCTTTTGTTGTGCTGTCAGTTCTACAGCACGTTTGGTAAATATCATTTCGGGTAGATCAAGACACTCTTCTTTTGTAAACCGTATCGCAGGTTGCAATGCTCTAAACACTGTATCTGTAGCACTCTCTCTTACTTTCCAAGTAAACTGTGAAACCTTAATCATAAGCTGATCTTTGAAAGACCCAAAGAACCTCGGCACTCCGTTAGGGTTTACAAGCTTTGCAAGCCCGTAAGCATCTGTAGGATTTTGCGCGGCAGGAGTCCCTGTCATCATCCATAACCACGTATCTTCGCTTACTAGTTGCTTAAGTGTCTTCCACCGTGTTGTCCGTGCGTTCTTATAATGTGTTGCTTCGTCCACAATAATAAGGTCAAACCCACCTCTCCGTAGTTCGTCTAAAACTATGGCAACCCCATCGTAGTTTATAACAACGTATTCAGAACCTTCGTTGATTATCTTCTTGCGTTTCTGCGATGCACCGTGCGCTACAGATACCGTTCTGTGTGTAGCAAAGGTAAACAAGTCATCACGCCATGCACTATCCATGATCGAGAGAGGACATATAACTAACACCCTTTTAATAATACCTTGTTTAAGTAAATAATCTGATGCCCATATAGCACTCGCTGTCTTGCCTGTGCCTTGCTCGTTAAAACAAAACGCCTTCTTGTTTAACGTAAAGAAAGACGCTGTTGTTATCTGATGCTTAAACGGTTTGTGTTTGCCTGTCCACTGATACAGTTTCTCTATAGGTGATGGTGCTTTTATATCCAAAGCATTGAGGCTCACTGCTTCTTGCAATCCCCAATGTACAACAACCTTATTGTCTCCAACATCTTTGCTTTTAGGTATGACACTCGTTACTTTACTAGGGTCACGTAGACGTAGCAACAACGCCTTATCGTTTACAATTTCCATTTAACTCTCCCAAGTTATTTATTTTTTCTTTTTGTGTTTCGCTCTTATTTGTTCTTTTGCTTTTCTAGCTATCGCGGCTTGTTCTGTTTTACCTGCCACTTTAGCTCTTTGTTCTACTACAGTGAGTATCTGTATCTTTCTAGCAAAAGGTTTATTAATTTTTTTAACTTTATTAGCAGTAGCCCTAGCATCTGCCACAGTAGCAAATTTAATAGGAACGGTATCTTTTGGGTTCTCGTCCGTATACAACCTACGCCCTGATCCTTTTGGTTTTTTACCTGTGCCTTTGAGCGGATCTTTCTTTTTCATTTTTTAACCTTCTTCTTATCCTTCTGTCCATTTCTTGCGCGGTTCTTTGAAGGGCTTTCTAATTTTGTACCATCTTTGTTTGACCCACCCTTGGCTAGGGCTTTGTTGTGTGAAACATCTTTACCTCTGCGGTTAATGCCTTTTTTATCGTAGGCACGTCTGGCACGTTGTCGTTCCATTCTATCGGGGTGTTCCCCACGTTCTTTCTGTTTCTTATATTCTTTCTTGTAGGGTCTAGGTGATTTTGTATATGGCATCAATTACTCCCATTATATACACATTCAATTACGGCGCAGTGCTTCTTGCAAAGTCCACTCGGTCGTGCGTTCCAAACATCTTCCTCGTATGCAATCTCCATACGCTTGTAACTCGCTAACCATTTATCCCACAAAGCAGGTAACATGTCATCTGTATATTTCTCTTTGACAAACTTTTTAGCTAACACAAACATCAACCCTGCGTTTACTTGTGTTACTTCGGGAAAGTGTTTGAAGGTTGCCATAGCCATCAACTCAAGTTGACCTTTATCTGCATACTTAGCAGACTTACTTGTCTTATAGTCTACCACCCATGCCTTTGCTCCGTCCATGATAACAAGATCAGCAATACCACGCCACCACACATTCTTAGCCATAAACTCACAAGGCTCTAGGTCTGATGTCAGACCCATACGTATTTCTGTTAACTTATTACCACGTCTATTACTTAGTGAGGTGAGCGGGTCCTTCATGTAAGCAAACTTACTAGGCACTGGTTTCCCATCACGAATAAACTCTTCGGCAACAAGGTGGGCTTCCGTTCCGTAGCGCATGGCTTCGGTCTCACTCTCATGGTAATCTTTGGCTATTTTCATGTGATAGAATTGCTTCGGGCATTGCTCAAAGGATTTAATTCTACTAAATGACCACGGTGCTATGCTCACTTTCCCTCTCTTTTTTTATTTGCAACATATCTTCGTTCCATTTCTTGAGGGCTTCTTTCTAATTTATAATCCATAGTACTTAAACGAATCAACCATTCGTCTGCATCTTTATCTAAAATAGAATTATCAACATAATTAGGATCGTGAATTGCATGTTGTAAGTCAGCCCATTTTCTTCTCTTAAAAAGTTTTTTAGCTTCTTCTTTTTCTTCTTCATCTGTCATCACTCTTTTTCTCTTATGCTTATTACGTTATCGTTTTTATCCTCATCATAATCTTTGCTTCTGTATGATGAAACACCTTTAGGTAACTCCTCGTCCAACTTTAAATGCCCTAGATCAAACTTCTCTACGTGCCTTTTAATTTTTTTACTTTTCCCTGTTAAGGAAAAAGATTTTAATTCGTCAACAGCATCCTCTACATACGAAACTACTTTTTCTACCCAATTTATACGTGTAACAAGTTTATCAAGTCCAACGTGGTCATTAAATAAAGCAAGTTTTGATTCCGTTGAACACTCATTACAAGTAAGTTTAATAACAACACTATGTGTATTTTTTACTACCTCTGGTGTTGTACCCATGTAAAGTTGTTTTGACTTACATTCGGGACAACATGTAAAATCATCTTCAACTTCTACTAACTGTTTACCCCAACCTACAACCGTCTCGTATCCATCTTCTTCAAGCCTTCGTGTCATTCGCAATCTCCATATGATTTGCCTGTTCCCGACTCACAATTAATCGGTAAACCTTTTGCCCAATCGGGTGTCCAACGCATACATTCTTCGATGTACTCTTGCGCTTCTACTACGTCCTCATCTTTTACGCAGCATACCACAGAATCGTGAACTGTCAAAACAACCCTGTGTTTCTTAGCTATCTCCAACATCTGTTCGCCAATAATGCAACGTGCTATAGCTTGGCATACGTTCTCTATAACCTTACCGCCGTATATCCTGTTACGCCCACGTCTAATTTTATAGTGAAACTCTACACCCTTGTCAGTCTGATCGAACTGTAGGTCTTCGTATCGTAGCTTTAAACCAGACGGTAGTATTATCGTACCGTCTACTATCTTCAACACATCTTTCAAACCAAACGCATATTTATGTTCTAGGTAACGTTGTGCGCTATGCCATAACTCGCTAATCTTATCGTTAGTTTCACGGTATATCTTTATAACACGCCTTGCTTCTTTTAATTCCATATCAAATCCAAATGTTTGCAGTTGGTTCTGAAACTTCTGCGCTCCCATACCATACCCTGCACCCAAAATAGTTGTCTTGCCAACGAACCGTTGATCCTTGGTAACATCTTCTTCTTTGACCCCATAGATGCGCGATGCCATCTTCTTATATACATCTTCGCCATCTCTGAACGCTTGAGTCAAATCATCTTGCCCTGCAAGCCACGCCAATACTCTCGCTTCAATCTGAGCTGAGTCAGCGTCTATCAACGTGCATCCCTCTGGCGCAAGTATGCTCTGCTTTAACTTCTTACCATTAACCCCACGGCTAGGTAAGTTTTGTAGATTAATCTTATCATCACCACCCCAACGTCCTGTGTGCGCCGCGTAATATCGAACAGGTACAGGCAACAGCCCACGATTGTATATGTCTATAAACCTTTGAGTTCGTGTCTCTTCTAATGTGCTTTTGTTGCCGAGCCTCGCCGCTACAAGCTGTTGCACCCTCTCATCTGGGTGACTCTCAAGTGCTTTGAAACCTTCATCTGACTTTGCCAAAGCAAGAGTTTCTTTTCCTGTTGTAGGACTTATCTTTGTGGGGGGTTCAACACCAAGACCTTTTAGTAACTCTGCGAACTTGGGGTTGCTCATCAAGTCATCACGCTCCACGGACGCCTGGGAGAGTAAGTCCTCTTTACGTTGACGTGTTACTGTAAGATGTTCTTCCAACAGCTGTAGATCCAGACGTAATACAGGCTCTACAAACATACGCAATGTCGTATCAATAAGTTTAAGTTCTTTCTTGGGAAATCCTTTAGCCATCTTCATAAATAGCTTGTATGTCAACTCCACATCGTTGACGCAGTAGTCGCCAAACCGTTCTAATTCTTCGTCTGTAAACTGTTCACGCCTCTTGCCTAGTGTGTTAAGGACTTCATCTCCCTTAACTCCAAGATCATACCGTTCAGCCAACGCCTTGAGACTTACACTATGTTCAACTCCATGAACAGCACGACCAATACAAAGAGTATCGGTATATACACGAGGACTAATACCAAAATGCCAATTAAGTATAGCACCGTCAAACATCGTGTTGTGAGCAAGAACCATAGCTTCCGACCATTTAAAAGTGTGTAAATACTCTTTGATCTGTTCGTGCGTACCACTCGCCCACTCCGTTGCTCCGTTGTTTACCTTAACACATACGCCTATAACCTCAAACAATGGGTCACGTATGTATTCTTCTGTTGTCATCTTACGCAAGGATATGTCCTTATCGTAGTATGTTTCAAAGTCTAGAGTAATTAGATCCATTACTCTTCCTCCACTGCACACTCATACTCAATCCCGACATATGCCATGTTGTCTATGTAATGATCTTTTTCTAAAGGGGTTGTTTGCCTACGTGCCAACTTGGTTGCTTGGTGCATTATGGCTATATCTCTACCTGTAACGTGTTTACCTGTGATAGCTGTAAAGATGCGGGCAATGTGTTGGTGGTTGTCAACAGGGCTACCATAGTCTTTTAATCTAGCACCGCCTGTGAGGCTCACTGCTTCTCGCAATAGATCACAACGGTCTAGCTTGTTGGCTTCCTTCTCAAACACCTCTCTTGGTGTGGACACTTTACTCATCAACTTATGAGCATACCCATAAGATACCTTACAGGATTTTGCTACTTCTGATGCTGTAGCTAATCTATTTTTTAACAGGTATTGCCATACCTTATCTGCTTTCTTCATTCTCTTCTCCCTTTTCTTCGTGGTACGCATCACTAATTATAGATGCTATAATTAACCCTATGTCGCAACGATCTAATCTTACGGCTTCATCGATTAACCATTGTGCTTCCTCATCAGAAAGATGTTTGTAAACATTACCTTTTCTTAAATGTAAGGTCTGGTAAATATTTGTTTTCACTGCACTATCTTTCCGATAACCTCTGGTCTTGGTAATGGGGGTGGGGTTATATGGTCAAGAGTGCCGTAAGTTAGATCACGGTCATCTTCATATCTCATTACAGTAGTACATGTTGGCGTGTGTCCCTCTGTTGAATTGTAATTTTTATAAAACGCATTGCACGTTGCTTCATCACTAAACTCCATAGCAATCAATGCAATATATGTAACAACTTCTTTCATTCTCTCTCCTTTTATTTTTATAGTCGCCCCTGTTGTCATGTTAACAGGGACTAGATTTTTAGATGTCCTACCATCACAAGGTCACAAGTCGATAATCATATAGAAAGGAGTGACTTGCCCTTGTTGCAGTGGATAACAGTCCACAATCAAAACCGACGCTCTCACTGCTTACGCCCTAGTGGGTCAACAGACTACAACAAACCCCCACTAGTTAAACTCATAATTAAATTTATATTTCCAGTTCCTGTTTAGTATCTCCTCTATCTCATTCATATTCTTCTCATTAACAACGACGGCTATACCCCCTGCTAATTCAATATCTGTTAAGTTCTTACGCTGTAGTGGCGTAGGCTTGTTGCTACCTGCTTTGCACTCAATGCCAAAAAACTTACCATTGTAGCACCCGACAATATCGGGAACACCTGACATACCGTAGCCACCTGTAACTGGGTAGAAGTAATATGCTCCTAACAGCTTAAGATGTCTTATCACTACCTTTTTTACTTTTGCTTCTGGTGTTATCACCATTCTTTAACTCCCTCTCTACATCTTTATATACCATAAGTAGTGTCTCGTCTGACAATACACCGTCAAACATGACCTCTTTTGTTTTATGGGTTAGTCGGTGACTAACCGTAATCTTCACTTCCAAGTCTACAACATTCAAAAAACTGGCATCATTTAGGGGAGTCCGTAGACCCCCCACCATTTTTGATAAGTATTTATTTATAGATGTAAAACTTTTCGTCTTCAATTCTGTACCCTATACCTTCTACTTTATCCACCAACATGAGTATCGCTATCTTGTCTTTTACCCATGTTGGTAGCTTATCTGTAGAGGTATACACGTCTTCTAATTCGTTGTCAACACAATTAATACCAATACATGACACATAAACCTTTTTTGTATGTTTTGATATCGTAACGCTGTATAACGTGTCATAGAGTGACATAGAATAGTCCGTCTCCAGAATTGAAGCCAACATCTTCGACATACCCATCTTTCTGTAACATGTTAAGGGTTGATATCTTACCCATTAGCTCTTCAGGTAGCGTCTTGTCTGTATACTCAACGGCATCATCTATTGGAGGTCTACTCATTTTGTGAAGTCCGTGCATCTTAACAACTTGAAATGTCTGCTCACCAAACTTCTCAAACACACGCACGAAAGCAACGTTCAGTCCTTTCGCTTTGGCTTCGGCATGTTCGTCTATTGACGTTATGTATGCTTGCACCTCTGCACCAAAATTCTTGTCAACAAACTCGTAGCCTTGCTGTAGCATGTGACGGAACTCCGAGATTACTGCATCACCTCGTAACAGTTTACTGTGCTTGTTTTCCTTATCCTCTCTCAACCTGTATCTGACACTGTTGTAATTATCTCGTATACCTGTGGCTTCATTCTGCGCCATCTGTTCAGGTGTGAGATTACGGAAGTAACGCTTGGCAGTCTTGAGTGCAACGTCGAGTTTGGTGGACATTTTCCTGTGACGTGCATCACCGTAAGAATACTTCTCGTTGGTTATGTTCGGGCTGACCACATTGAAATAATCTATATTCTCAACCCCACTGTCTCGCCAATCACCGTAGCCAATGTACCCCATAGTGAACGGTTGCCCTTCGGTGTAAACGTGTACTTCTTTCTTACCATCAATCTTACCAAACTTAATACCACGTATGGCTTTTGATATTGCATCAGCAAAGTAATCAAGCGGTGCAGTTGCACCACTGAACTCGTAAGGTTCTAACTGACTGACCCTTTTAAATATACTCATGTCTTCTCTCCTTCTCTCGTGGTTGTTTCAAGGTACTCCTGTAAACACGTTATGTCGTGTCGTAAATATTGCGCCTGGGTTTCTTTTGTGTTCAAGCATATCTCATCGACCAAATGGTTTAGCACGTTGGTCAGTGCTTTTCTTTCTGTATCAAACATTACTTTCCTCCCTTCACGATTTTCTCTGCTTCAAGTTCTTTGACAAGATTAAGTTTACTGTTGACGTATCTGTTCCACTGCGCACGTAGTCTACTTACATCTTCCTTAGTCTCTGGCTCTTTGATTTCACTGTCACGGTAATAGCGATTAACGTTAAGATTACTCTGTGCTAAGAAGTCAATGGCAAGATGTAACCTCATAGGGTGTTGATCGTCACGAAATACTCCGTCGGCAATAATAGACATAGCACTTTTTGAATTTTCACTATTACTTACCGAATTAAGTTCCCATTTGTTCCTTATCAAACCTTGCTCGACTGCCCACTCACCTAACTCTACTCTATGATTGCTTGCATAGTCGTAATCCGTAAATGGTATGAGCCTATACATAGTGGTGATCCACTTATAGAACGCATCTGCGTAGGGCTTGATCTCTGCCTTGGCTTTCTTGTTAACTTGTTTACGTGATCCACGTACATCCCACGTATCACCAATGATCTCCCAACTGTATCTGTCACCACCAACTTTGCGAGCAAAGGTTAGATACTTCTTGTCGTCTTTGTCAGAAAACCATTCTGCATTATAAGCATCGGGGCTACAGAACGGATTGTATCGGCTCTTGGGTAATAGATATTCTTGTTTGTTTTTACTCGTTTCTATATACTGCTTACCATTGTAGACAATAAACCTTAACCCATGTGGTAACGTGTTCTCAAGTAAACTATACCGAGAGCAATGTGCGTAGTTACCTGATCCATTGCGTATTCGTATAGTCTCAATGTCACCCTTCGGTGATAGCGTCCACACAATCGGTGCAAGGGCTAGAGTTTCTTTCTCTGTCGGTGGCACTCTGTTACCCCAATCACTGAACTTCGGGTCTCCTGCACAGTAACCGTCATAGATCATGTACTTGTACGCTGATACCTTTATCATATGTTCATGCTTGCGTGACCGATTACCCACAGGTCTGATGTTATCTTCCCTTGTGTGGTTCTTGCTGACAACAGGTTTGGTTGTGTTGTATCGTGTTGTCATTTCTGCAAAGTCTTCTATTGCATCATTGCCATTTCTATAGTTCATTCTGTTTCTCCTTGATTGTGGTTAGTCACTGACTAACCTGTTTACATATCTCTCGACTTGACGTGTACCGTCTTGCCGACATTTGGTTTGGCACTCTTGTTGTCCAAGATGCACCATAGTGTAGGGCATACCCAAGAACCCCATGATCCACCCAAGTAACCATCGGTCAATACGATAGTGGCTTGTGGCTTGATGCCATGCGTTGCCATGTACTCTGGAACACACTCGATCATAGTACCCCCACCACCACTTGGCTTGGTTGACTTGGTGATGTTGTCGAGTTCGTGCATCTCGTACTTTTCTTCACGACACACCTGGGTATCCCAGTATAGTATCCTTACACATGAAGGTGTTACTGTGTCACATATCGAACCGACTTCGCTGAGGAACACTGAGAGTTCTTGCTGTCCAATAGAACCAGACGTGTCGATAGCCAATACCAGTTCCTCGACCTTCTCTGACACACCGCTTGGCATATAGATGTCCATACCAATATATCTTCGGTTGGGTCTGTTCCATGTTGAGTAGTCTTTACCTGCACATGTTTCGGTGATGAAGTCACGCAATACCTCTCGCCAATTCACTTGAGGTTCAAGCAGTTCGGCAAGGTCACGATCCCCACCACTACCAATCTTACCTGCCATAGTAGCACCTTGACGTATGTTCTCGTCAATCTCTTTGGCAAGTTCACGCTTTTCTTCGGGGGTCATTTCCTTTGCCCCGTCCCAGTCATGCTCGTCAAAGGGAACACCACCTGACACGTCACCACTTGTGCCATTACCTCTGCCGTCATTAGGACCGTTGGGGTTGTCAGGGTTGCCTTGTCCACCACTTCGACCTTTCTTCTTGAGGTCATGGAATACTTGCGCACTATCCCAATTACGATACGTTTCGTCAAAGCAACCCTTAGATAGTTCGCCTGTCATGGTAGCGAAACCATCTTTGTTGTCGTCCACAAGTTTGATGTTGATAACGTGGTCACACGATATGTTTGCGAGTTTTGCATCGTCGTCATGTAGATGCTTCCATGTGATAAGATGTCGGTATAACTTGTGGTAGCTTTCGTGCAATACAAGAAACCGTAACTCTGCGTCATTGAGTTTATCGACAAACTCTCGACCATACCACTCGTCTCGACCATTCGTGCAAGCAGTCGGGATATCTTCTTTGATACCCCTGTCACCAATCATTAAGATACCTGCCAACGCCACATACTTCGGGTTCGCCATGATATCTACGGTTGCTTTGTTCAACCGTTGTTCTGCTGTAAGTTGTTTACCTATACTAAGCATTATGTAGTTCTCCTCTATTAAATTTAGTTATGTCTAGTGCGATAAGTTCTTGCTTGGTCGGTATGTTTAACTTTTTCTCGCTCTTGCATAAAAAACAAGAACATTGAGATAAGTTGTCAGCTAGTTTATTAACCATCATTTCCCTATCTGATTTTGATAAGTAATTACTTATTGATTTTACCGTCCTTGACTTTCTCGCTTTCACTCTGGCTCTATGTGCCATAGTTCGTCTGTATGCTAGTCCTCTGTTATGGTATCCCATGTCACCCTCCTATCGGTGTATCTAAAAATAATATTGCGATTACAATGACAAGGGTGAGTACCCCTGTCACAATAGTGTGTACCCAATCCATCACTCACCTCACTTCTTATCTGCTGAGAACATGTAGTTGTTCTTCATAGCCCAATCGGTGAACTTCTTGTTTGTCATAACAAGTTGTTGTGCATGATACTTCGGGTTGCGAACGCCATTGGCAAACATACCCTGTGCTTCTTGGTCTAGTCGCACCAAGTATTCCATGAACGGATTGATGTAGTCTTTGCTCATAGATGCGAGGGATCGGAACACAACCATGACAACGGCACTTGCACTTGTCGGTATCTTGGCGTTCTTCGGGTCATTGATAATATCGTCACGCTTGGGCATCTGGTCTGCAAGTTTCACAAATGCCATCAAGTCCATCGCTCCACGTTCACCGATAGTACCCATGAGAAAACCTGTTAAGGTAGTGTCGTCCATCGTATCCCGTAGCTTCACCCAGTCGCTTGCGGCTTCCAATGATCGTGGGGTCACAAAGGACGGTCTCTGTTGGTTCGGGTGAAAGATGTATGGGTTGTCGTCAGGGTTCTTCACATCTTCAAAGGAATGAAATATCTGTGGGTTGTCCTTCGCCCAACCAAGTATCGTAGCATCGACACCGTTGTTGATACCCCAATCTATCCACTCCTCTTGATTAATTTTTCTCATCTGTATCACAGTCATACGGTTACGTGCATGTGGTGGTAACAAGTCACCGACACCTTCGCTTCCCTTGTTCGTTGTGGCAAACACAATACTGTCAGGGTGCAGTTCGTAGCTACCGATCTTACGTTCTAGTATGACACGCAGTAGTGCGTTCTTAACGGCAGGGTTAGCTTTACCAAACTCGTCGAGCATCAGTATAATCGGTCCACTAAGATGCGCTCCAAGTTCTTCGTTGGTTGCGAAAGTAACAAAGTTTTTATCACCATTTATATCTATCTTCGGTAACATCACGTCACCTGTATCTTTCGTGGTAGCGTCAAAGTAAGACGCTTTGTGTGTGGGTAGTTCCTTCGCTAACACGTTAAGGATTGATGTTTTGGCGTTGCCCATGTCACCTTGTACAAGGACGGTTCGCTTGTTACCACCTTGCTTAATTCCGTTGGTCACTTGGTCAAGTGATAGTGCGTACATTTGTATTGCTGAATTTGACATTTTAGTTTTTCCTTTGGTTTGAGTTAGTCACTGACTAACGGTTTCATTAGAAGTCTAGTGAAGCGATTGCATTGTCTACGGCTTGCTTCGTGGTTCTCCGTAGGTATGGGTCTTCTCGTAATGCGTCGGGTGTAATACCTGTGAACGCATGGTCTAACTCTTGCTTGATCTTAACAAACTTAGGATCAGTTGTTACACCGAGAAGGTCAATAGCAGTAACGACGTTGGACACAAGTGTATCACGAAATACTTTCTTGTCCTCGCCATTACTGTAGTCTAACCGTTCCGACATATTCTTAAGCGGTTCGGCTATCTCTTGGATTGCTTGGTGGAACATGGTGCTGTAGTATTCTGCACATTGCTCCCTTATTGCGTCTGCTTGCTCGTTACCAATATCGACACGAAAGTCACCTGCGTCGGGCATGGGTATATAAGACAGTCGCCAATTAAACTTAGCTCGTAACGTGTCAACAGATGGATAGTCATTCTTGTTGAACATATCACCGAGTGTTGTCTCTGCTTGTATGACTGCCCAATCGTAGACACCGAGAAACTTGTCGAGCATCTTGTAAAACTCGTTTTGGTATTCGGTCATCTGTTTATGGTAGTCAAAGTATTTAGTTGTGGGAATAATACGTAAACCCATGTCACTCCAAGGCAGGGTCATACGATAGTGTGAGTTGCGAACATTACCAACAAACTTTCTGATTGCGATAAGTTCTTGGCAGTCGCCCAATAGTTTCTTGTGGACATTTGCCATGCGTGGGTGCGCCCTGTTTTGTATCTCGACTTCATCACTTGCCTTACGGTCAAGCTTGCGTCCTGTCCAAGTACCTGCTGAGAAGTCAATCTGTATACAGCTTGACGCAAGGTTTGGTGCTGTTGTCTTTGGTTGGTTCATTTGGTTTCTCCCCATTTGCGTGTTACCATTAGTTCTAATAATTCTGCACGGTCACTTGCTTTCATTGATTTAATATATTCTTTACCATGAAAATCACTTGCCCATAATTCTTCTGCTTGTTTACTCATAGTTTCTCCCTTCTTGATTTGTGTTAACGTGTCACCAAGAACTTTATGTAAACTCTTGATGTCTTCGATACTCATGGGCATCTCTACTGATTGCCCACCCCAACTGTCGTCGTTTGAATATAAAGTAAAACCCTTTTCGTAGCCGTATAGGTCTATAGCTTGAAGTAGGTGAACTTCTTTTCTATCTTCGTGGACGCTCCATAGTAATTTTGCTTCACTCATTGGTTTCTCCCTTATATTCAAATCTTAATTGCTCACAGTATTTGATATGTCCTTCCTCTGACATGTTGTACTGGTCGGTGGTTAGTTCTATGACCAACATACCCATAGAAAAATATCCCTTAGTACCTGATCTGGTTTGTGATTTGTAAACTGCTTGTATCATAGTCTTTCTCCTTGGTTTGGTTAGTCACTGACTAACGTGTTGATGTGTTACCACTGTACGATTTCTGCAAAGTCATTAATCATTGTTTTTTCTTCATCGGTGAAATGTTCCCAGATTACAGAGATGTTAATTTCACACATGTAATCTGTTGGGGTATTACCTGCTTCTTTCCATTCACCCATATTACGATACCCACAATCTTCGGCGTACTTCTGTTCGTATTCAGACATTAATCGAACACCCTTGTTCCAAAGCATAGCATATAAATCTTCGGGACAATTCATGGTACACTCTGCTATTGCATCAGGCGTTGCGTATTCAAACTCTTTGTTTAATTTAATTGTCATAGTCTTTCTCCTTGGTTTGGTTAGTCACTGACTAACGTGGTTTCTGGTTTAGGTGGTGTAAGTCTGCTTTGTTTGTAATCACAACGTAACTCGACTTGTGCATGGGTACGGTGCAATGAATGACCTGTCGTGCCTGTGCCTCACCACATTCAAGACAAGTGTTGTATCCTAGCTTGTAACGCCCATAGCTATATTCTGCTCCACAGTCTTGACACTCAGGGGTTAGTCGCTGACTAACCGAGTAACTGTTTGTTTGTTGTGACATAACGTGTTCTCCTGTATTTGTTGATATGAATTTAGATAATCTTTTAAGCATACTTACAGTATAGCATAACTATCACGTAATGTCAAGTAATTAAGGATTGAGGTGTTTTATGGTTTGTGGTGGTGATTGGTGGTGATTAGTGTAATGTAACGCAATGTTGCATAATGTTACGTTAGTAGGACTTGCAAGTATTTGAAAAGGTTGGAATGTTACAATGTTGCATTTTTACAGGAATTATGAAGGTGGCAAAATGTGGGGGGGAAGAGAGCGTGGGAAAATGAAACATTAGGGGGGTAAGCAAAATGTCACCGCATAATTTTTTAAAATGAAACATTATAAGATATATATATATATATAGCTATTTTTACTATATTACTTATTACTACTTGCTATTAGATACCACCAGATACCACGAAAATATAATGTTACATTTGTATCAAAAAAAATGAAACATTGTGAAACATTAGGGGGGTATTTTGAAACATTTGAAACATTACACTCGACGCTACATTAACAACTGGTTTCGGTTAGTCACCGACTAACGTGTTATGCTCGACGCTATGTGTATAACTGGTTTCCTGGGCTAACGTGTTACGCTCGACGCTATGTGTATAACTGGTATCGAAAAAAAATCGAAAAAAAAGGGGACACTCGAAAGTGTCCCCAGGTGGTAACGTGTTACTTTTTAGCTTTAATAAAATACTTAGTAACTAGAGCGGTCAATTCGTTTGCTAGATCATCCACAGTATGACCGTTTTGAATATCTAAATCTGTAACTGTGGCAAGTAAACCTCGCTTGTCTTTCGTACCATTGCCAAGTAAGGTTTCAAATGGTGCGATAACTTTTTCAGTATCAGTTTTAGTCATTCTAGGCTTAGTAGGCGAAAGCGCAGTTATAAACTTTTTACGAAAGTTATTCTCATTCTTTTTCGCTTGATTTAATTGGAACTTCTCCCATTCTGTGTGCATCTTTCGTTCTTCAAAATTGTGAAGCCATAAAGTATATACATCACTCCCACAGGATTGCATATATAAATCATTTATCCATAAAGCCGTTCCCACGTCCGCAGTACACTTATCAGAACCAATAGTTATTTTAGCTATTGCCTCGTCACTCAAAGTATGTACCAATTCCACTCGCTTACCATTCTCATCTTTAAAATCAGGAGCGTTAAAATCACTAGCTTTTAGCTTGCCTTTGACGTGATCAGTAATAGTCTTGTCAATTCTAGTATTAGCAATTCTATTACTTTCTTCATTAGCAGATAGAGTTTTTACATCTACTCCCACTGATTTAATTGCGTCTTCTATCGCATCAATGTTTTCATCTAGAGTAAAATGGTAATTAGTATTATTTTGTTCTGTCATAGTATTTCCTTTCTTATGACTATCGCCGTAGCATTATTGCCTTGCCGATAAGTACCTTATAGCATAACTTGTTACAGTCTGTAAGGTATAGATACGATTAGTCATTGACTAATCCAAAAACGCAATATAACAACTCATACCCTACCCGTACCCACCGCTATATAGTTTTAGTTACATGCTCGCGTATGTATTATTAATTTACTCAAATAAATCCGCAATTTTTGAGATTGGACCCCCCACCCTCTTCTATATAGGAACACCCCCCTATAGGAGTCCCAAACTACTTTACAAAAAAATTTTTTTCACTATATAATGCGTTACGGTGACAACCTGCGAGCAAATATGACTATAATAGTAGAACCCGAAATGGGTGTACCCTTAGAAAAGAACCCTCCTCCCATTGATTTAAAGGATCGTGTGGAGTCAGCAGCTAATACAGCTAAAGAACTTGGGGAACATGGGTTGGACTTGGAGCCAACGAAGGAAGATAAGGATGTAGCAGCTAAACTTGTTACGGCTTATGCTGATAATCCTGAAAAAACCTCTAAGAAAGCTTCTGAAAAGAAACTTGCAACCCTTACCCCCGCCTCATTGCTTCTTACAAACAGTATTTTACAAGAGTTTGGACGTTCTGTTGTAGAAAGTTCGGTGCAAATACGTCACTTAGTGACAAATAAGTTACTATTAGAGACAGATAACCCTGATCCACGGGTTAGAATACGTGCTTTGGAGCTTCTAGGTAAGATTTCTGACGTAGGATTGTTTGCAGAGAAGTCAGAAGTCACCATAACACATCAGTCTACGGATGATCTACGTGAAAAACTGCGTTCTAAACTTGCAAAACTCGTAAATCCTACAGAAGAAGTAGAAAATGCCGTTGTGATAGATGGAGAACCGTTAAATGTGGACGAGGAGCTAGGTTTGAACGGGGAAAACGGTGAATAAACACGCATTAGATTTCACAGAAGACGAAATTCAAGTTATGTTGGATAATCTGGACCAATACAGTACCGATGAGATCGCTGAGATTGATCGTATGGTCGATGAGTTAAGTACACGTAAGGTAAATCAGGCATCTTACGACGATCTTATAGAGTTTTGTAAGGCTATGCAGCCTGATTATATTGTTGGAAAGCACCACAGATTACTTGCAGACATGTTAATGGGTATCGAACAGGGTGATAAAGATCGTATTTGTGTAAATATACCCCCTCGACATGGCAAGTCGCAGCTTGTGTCTATTATGTTTCCTGCGTGGTTTTTAGGGCGTAATCCTAATAAAAAGGTTATGATGGTGTCTCATACGACTGATCTGGCGGTTGATTTTGGTAGAAAAGTACGTAACATGATTGCCACAGACGCTTACACAGCTATATTTCCTACTGTGAAGTTAGCCATCGACTCTAAATCTGCAGGGCGTTGGAACACAAATTCAGGAGGTGAATATTATGCGTGTGGTATTGGTTCTTCTATTGCAGGTCGTGGTGCTGACCTCTTGCTCGTCGATGACCCCCACTCTGAACAAGACGTTATTAATGGAAACTTTGAAGTGTTCGAAAAAGCTTACGAGTGGTTCACCTTCGGTGCGCGTACCCGTCTTATGCCTGGAGGTCGAGTTGCCATAATACAGACACGTTGGCACATGGATGATCTGACAGGACGTGTTACAAGAGACATGGCGCAGAATGAGAGATCCGATCAGTATGAGGTTGTTGAGTTCCCTGCTATCTTAGATACAATCGACAAGAAAACAAAAGAGTCTATGCAAAAACCGCTTTGGCCTGAGTTCTTTGACCTTGATGCGTTACTACGTACAAAAGCTTCTATGCCTGTGTTTCAGTGGAACGCTCAGTATCAACAAGAACCGACAGCTGAAGAAGCCGCTGTGGTTAAAAGAGAGTGGTGGCAGATGTGGAAACAAGACGACCCTCCACAATGCGAGTATATTATCATGTCCCTTGATGCGGCAGCAGAGACACACAACCGTGCTGATTATACAGCTTTGACAACTTGGGGTGTGTTTTTGAATGAAGAGGTGGACAACTACAACATTATTCTGTTAAACAGTATAAAGAAGCGTATGGAGTTCCCAGAACTGAAACAGTTAGCTATGGACGAATATAGCGAATGGGAACCTGATTCGTTTATTGTGGAGAAGAAGAGTGCGGGTACGGCGCTCTATCAAGAGATGAGGAGAATGGGTATACCTGTATCGGAGTTTACTCCGCACAGAGGGTCAGGCGATAAGATGGCACGGTTAAATTCCGTAACCGATATTGTAGCGTCAGGTCTTGTATGGGTTCCAGAGACGAGATGGGCAGAAGAAGTAATAGAAGAGATTGCAGGATTTCCATTTATGAGTCATGATGACCTCGTAGATGCAACCGTGATGGCATTGATGAGATTTAGACAGGGCGGGTTTATAAGACTACCAAGCGACGAGCCTGAAGAGACTCGATATTTTAAACGTAGAGGAAGTGGATTTTACTAATGGCAGTTGAAAAAGGACTATACCAAGCACCTGTAGGTTTAGAAGAAGCAGAGATGAATACTTCTGAGCTAGAGATAGAGATTGTAAATCCTGAAAGCGTGACTCTAGACGATGGCAGTATGGAGATAACGATAGTCCCTGACACGGATACAGGCGACACCATACCATTCGACGGCAATATTGCAGAGATATTAGATGACGGTGAACTTAATACTCTTGCTAATGATATTATTGGCGCAGTTGATTCTGATGTAGATAGTCGTAAGGATTGGGCAGATACATTTGTAAAGGGTCTTGACGTGTTAGGGTTTAAGTATGAAGAGCGTACTGAACCGTGGGACGGAGCTTGTGGGGTGTATTCTACAGTATTAGCCGAAGCTGCCATACGATTCCAAGCAGAGACTATGAGTGAGACATTTCCGTCCACAGGTCCTGTTAAGACAAAAATACTTGGAGAAGAGACAAAAGAAAAAGAAGAAGCTTCAGCTCGTGTTAAAGCCGACATGAATTACGAACTTACCGAGAATATGGTTGAGTACAGACCAGAGCATGAGAGATTGCTCTATAGTCTTGGGTTAGCAGGATCGGCGTTTAAGAAGGTGTATTACGATCCTAACATGGGACGACAGATGGCAGTGTATATCCCTGCAGAAGATGTCATCGTGCCTTATGGAGCATCGCACGTAGAAACTGCAGAGCGTGTAACGCATGTTATGCGAAGAACAAAGAACGAGTTAAAGAAACTACAGGCTAACGGGTTTTATCGTGATATAGAACTTGGAGACCCGCAGCCATACCACAGTGACATTGAGAAGAGAAAAGCCGAAGAGGGTGGGTATTCTTTAACAGATGATTATAGGTATAGTGTCTATGAAGTTCACGCTGACTTGTTAATAGATGGTATAGATAATTCTGAAGACGAGATCGCTAAACCTTACGTTGTAACAATAGAGCGTGGGTCTAACGAGATACTCTCTATCCGTAGAAACTGGAACCAAGATGATATGTTGATGTTAAAACGCCAACATTTCGTACACTATGTATACGTTCCAGGATTTGGGTTCTACGGGCTAGGTCTTATACATATAATAGGGGGGTACGCTAAAGCAGGAACCTCGCTTATACGGCAGCTTGTAGATGCAGGAACACTTGCAAACCTCCCTGGAGGGCTAAAATCACGGGGGTTACGCATAAAGGGAGACGACACCCCGATAGAGCCTGGATCATTTAGAGATGTAGATGTCCCGTCTGGTAGTATTCGAGACAATATCATGCCTCTTCCTTACAAAGAACCTAGTCAAACTCTATTGGCGTTACTAAACCAAATCACTCAAGAAGGTCGTAGACTTGGCGCTATTAGTGATATGAACATATCTGATATGTCGGCTAATGCTCCTGTGGGAACAACTCTAGCTCTGCTAGAACGAACTCTTAAGCCAATGGCAGCGGTGCAGGCTCGTGTCCACTATGCTATGAAGCAGGAGTTTAAACTTCTAAAAACCATCATGGCTGAATATGCACCTACAGAATATGCGTATCAACCACTACGGGGAGAGGTTGGCGCACGACAAGCCGATTATATGATGATAGACGTTATTCCTGTGTCAGACCCAAACAGCTCCACTATGGCACAGAGAGTGGTGCAGTACCAAGCAGTTCTCCAGATGTCTCAGTCTGCACCACAAATATATGACTTGCCTCAACTGCATAGGCAGATGATAGAAGTTCTTGGTGTAAAGAATGCAGATAAACTTGTTCCTACAAAAGACGATCTGAAGCCGCTTGATCCTATAAGCGAAAATATGGCAGCATTGAGAAACAAACCAATGAAAGCTTTTATATATCAAGATCACGAGGCACATATCGCAACACATATGTCTTTTATGCAAGACCCCATGATAATGCAGATGATAGGACAAAACCCACAGGCAAAACAAATCATGGCTTCACTGCAAGCACATATAGCTGAACATCTTGGGTTTAAATATCGTAAAGATATAGAAGAACGAGTTGGAGCCGAGTTACCTCCACCAGACGCAGAGTTGCCCGAAGAGGTAGAACTTAATTTGTCAAGGCTTGTGTCTGCAGCAGGTAAACAGCTTGCTCAGTCTAATATGCAGAAAGCAGCTCAAGCGGAAGCGCAGAAGAAAACACAAGATCCAACGATACAAATTAAACAAGCCGAGCTACAAGTTAAACAGTCTGAAGTTCAAAGAAAAGCACAAAAAGATGCTATGGACATGCAGTTAAGACAAGCAGAACAACAGCGTAAGAATAAAAAAGATATGACTGATGCCGCAACTGATGCAAAAAAACTTCAACTTGAAGCCGCAGAAATACAAATAGATGCACGAAATAAAGATGTGAAGTTACAATCAGATAAACGCAACGTAGATAATAAAATGAATATGGATATATTTAAGGAGCTAAAGAATAATTAATGGCTAAAACCGTCTTTGACGTGCTGAAAGAAAAAATCGAAGCTGATAAAGTTTCTGCACAAGAGTTTCTTGGTGGAGGTGGAGCAAAAGACTTTGCCCAATACAAGGAAGTGACTGGCTTGATCCGAGGTCTAGATGCTAGTCTATCGTATATAACCGACCTCTCGCGCAACTACATGGAAGATGATGATGATTGAAGCAGTAAAAATAACAGATGAAGAACTAGAAGTACAACTACCCACCCCTGTTGGATATAGAGTGCTTGTAGCGTTACCCGAAATAGAAGAAACTTATGAAAACACTAAAGTATTAAAGACAAATACTGAAATGCGTAATGAACACATTATGTCTATTTTGGGACTTGTCATTGATATGGGCGGTCAAGCTTATAAAGATAAAGAACGGTTTGGTGATAATCCTTGGTGTAAGATAGGTGACTTTGTGATGTTTCGTGCCAATACTGGTACGCGATTTAATATAGATGGCAAGGAGTATCGTTTAATGAACGATGACTCTATAGAAGCCGTTGTAGCTGATCCTCGTGGTGTCACGAGAGCAATTTAAGGAAATTAATATGGCATTTCAAAAAGTAGAGTACACTTTTCCTGACGAAAAAGTTAAAGACACTAACATTGAGATCGAAAATTCTAATGCAGTGGAAATTGACATATCAGGAAAGAAAGTAGCAGATGATTACAAAGATAATAAGGAAAAATCTAACGCAGACGCAAATAGTGATTCTGCAAGGAAGAATGCTCCTGATAAAGACAACATTGAAATTGAGGTATATGATGATACTCCGAAAGCTGATCGCGATCGCAAACCTTCTCAACCCCCTGAAGATGTTACGGAAGAAGAACTTGAAGACTACTCCGAAAAAGTCCGTAAGCGTATCCAACACTTCAGCAAAGGCTACCACGACGAAAGACGTGCAAAAGAAGCCGCGTTCAGGGAAAGGCAAGAACTTGAAGCCCTCACGAAAAACCTCGTCGAAGAAAACAAAAAGCTAAAAGGTAACGTTAATAAGAATCAAACAGCGTTACTTGAGCAAGCTAAGAAAACTGCAACAGCAGAGCTTGCACAGGCTAAAAAAGCATATAAAGAGGCGTATGAAGCAGGGGACGCAGAAAAACTTCTTGTTGCGCAAGAAAACTTAACAAATGTTAACATAAAAACCGATAAGTTAAATAATTTTAAAATTCCTCCTTTACAGGAAACAGAAACCCCTGTACAACCAACAGTAGCTAGTCAACCTACGTCAGAACCCGTTGCCGACGCGCGGGCAGTAGAGTGGGCTAAAAAGAATACTTGGTTCGGTTCAGATGATGAAATGACAAGTCTGGCACTGGGTCTACATAATAAACTAGCAAAGCAAGGTATTGATTTGCAAAGTGATGAATACTACGAGGCAATAGATACTCGTATGCGGCAGGTCTTCCCAGATAATTTTGAGGGAACTGCAGAACAAGAGGCTGAAAAGCCAAAAAGACAGGCTAATGTGGTAGCACCTGCTACGAGAAGCACAGCACCTAAAAAGGTGAAACTCTCGCAAACACAAATAGCTCTCGCGAAACGATTAGGGTTAACACCCGAACAATACGCCAAACAGGTTGCAATAGACATGAGGAAAGAAAATGGCTGAAAATAGAATTAACCGAGATCTTGAAACTCGTGAAAAGACGAAACGAAAATCTGCTTGGACACGACCAGAAGTTTTACCTTCTCCAAATCCAGAGCCAGGATATACATTTCGTTGGATACGAACAAGCAATCAAGGAACTATTGATCCCACTAATGTTTCTTCAAAATTACGTGAAGGTTGGGAACCTGTAAAGGCAAGCGACCATCCAGAGATAACAATAGTTACTATAGAGAATGAACGCTTTAAAGATAACGTTATTATTGGTGGGTTAATGCTTTGTAAGGCTCCTGAAGAATTAGTAGAAGAACGTTCGACTTATTATAAACAACAGGCGGACAATCAAATACATTCTGTTGACAACAACCTCATGCGCGAGAACGACCCTAGAATGCCGTTATTTAATGATCGGAAGTCTAAGGTTACATTTGGAAAAGGCAATTAATTAATAGGAGACAATGGATATGGCTTATCCTACTATAGATGCCCCTTATGGGCTTGTTCCCGTTGGCTTAATTGGTGGTCGTCCTTACACAGGTGCTACTCGACAAATGAAAATAGCTAGTAACTATGGTACAGCTATTGGAAAAGGCGATTTAGTAAAACGTGTAAATGACGGGACTATTGACCGTGACGGAAGCACATCTGCTTTACCCGCTACTGGCACACTAGGTGTCTTTATGGGATGTCAGTATACTGACCCTAACACTAATCAGTTAACATTTAACAATCAATATCCTGGTAGTATCGTTGCTAGTGATATTCATGCGTTTGTTGCTGATGATCCTGACTTAATAATGAAGGTAGCTATATGCTCTTCAGGTACAACAATGGCAACATTGGGAAGAACTGTGATTGGTAATAAAACGGCTGTCATTAGTAATACACTCAATACTACTAATGGTTCGTCGAAGTTAGCCGCTAATAATAGTGTGGCTACAACTTCAACACTACCGCTTCACATTATTGATGTAGTTGATAGCACAGCGACTGGAAGTGATACTTTTCAGGAACTATTAGTTATATTTAGCACACATACTGATAATGGTAGTAACGTGTTCATCGGTGGACATGCCTATCGTAACCCAGTTGGCATTTAGGGGGTAATGTAAAATGGCAATATCACGCGCACAACTTCTTAAAGAACTACTTCCTGGGCTTAACGCACTTTTCGGTTTAGAGTATGCTAAGTACAGCGAGGAACATGCAGAAATTTTTGAAGCAGAAACTTCTGATCGTTCTTTTGAAGAAGAAACTAAACTATCGGGCTTCTCCGCAGCACCAGTCAAAGACGAAGGCTCTGCCATCGAATATGATAACGCTCAAGAAGCTTTTACTGCTCGCTATAACCATGAAACAGTGGCAATGGGCTTTTCAATTACTGAAGAGGCTATTGAGGATAACTTGTACGATTCTCTATCGGCTCGTTATACAAAAGCACTGGCTAGGGCGATGGCGTATACAAAACAGGTCAAGGCAGCTTCTATCTTAAATAATGCCTTTGACTCAGGCACTACCTACGGAGACGGAGTAGAGCTTTGTTCTACTGCACACCCTCTCGTAAGTGGTGGAACTAACTCCAACGAACCTGCAACTGGAGCTGATCTTAATGAAACTTCTTTAGAAGCGGCTATTATTCAGATCGCGGGATGGACTGATGAGAGAGGGCTGCTTATTGCATCTCGCGCTCGGAAGTTAATCATTCCTTCAGATTTACAATTTGTTGCAACTCGATTGCTTCAAACTGAAGGACGAACAGGTACTGCAGACAACGACCTCAATGCTATTAAAAGCAATGGCGCTGTCCCAGAAGGTTATTCAATTAACCATTACCTAACCGATACTGATGCTTGGTTCTTAATGACGGATGTACCTAACGGTCTGAAGCACTTTACACGTAGCCCAATGGCAACGTCTATGGACGCTGATTTCGATACAGGCAACAGCCGTTATAAGGCGAGAGAAAGATACTCTTTCGGTGTATCCGATCCGTTAGGAATCTTTGGTTCCCCAGGGGCTTAAAAAACTTAAAGGGGTGGCTTGCGGGCTGCCCCTTTTTACTCTATACTACAAATACCTTGACAGTCGCATGGTGTGGCTGACAGTAGCCTAGACAAGGAGATTTGAAATGGCTAATACGACTTTCAA